GACGATTTCTTTACCGGTCATGCTGTGGCTGTTGTTGTTCCGGGCGTAATCCCTTAACTGTTTAACTGTCAAGGTTTCAGCCTGTGTCATTGTGAGTAAGGCCATAATCCATTCCTCTTATAAGGGTTGGTGCGCTTTGCTGGATGCGTTGCGCTATTCGGTACGATTTAAAGATAGTGACTATGGTTCATATTGTCAAGATAAAAATTGATAATAATTAAATTAATTTGCAAGGGGTTGATATCGCTTGGCATTCGGGGTGAAATAAATGTGGGGCGGAAAGCTAAGGTTGATACGTTAGCCTTCCCATATCCAGGATGTGGGAATTATATTAGACAAGAAAAACGGTTGACAGACCTATAACTTTAAGTTATGGGTTGGGCTATTCATAAGCTCAGGTTATAGGTTACGTTTTTGTAGTTTTCAATTAGGGGTTAATTATTTTGGCGACTGCCGAACAGTTAGCAGAGCTACGTTCCAGGAAAAAAACACCCGGCAGGCCGCCTGGCGCTGTGGGGAAAGTTACTAAAGACCTGAAGAAAGTCTACCTAAAAGCCTTCGATAAACTCGGTGGTCTCCAGGGGCTGGTGGAATGGGGCGAAACGAACCCAGACCTCTTCTATTCCCAGATATCCAAGCTACTACCTAAAGGCCTTGAAATCAAGTCAGATCAAGAGCTTACAATCAATATAATCAGCAATATCCCGGAACCCCTGCCCCTGCCTGCTGAGTATGCCCGTGTGGTGGATTCGGTCACTGTTAAGGCCTTGCCAGAGCCCAAGGATAGCTCACAGTGCAAGGTAAAGGTGTAGGCCATGCCTGGGTATGCACCGTATATAAGGGTGTGTGCCTGCGTGTTGTGTGCATGGTGTGTGCTACCCATGTGCTATGTGGTGCAGCAGGCCTACGTTGACGGTACTTATGACGGTACTTATGAGATACCATATGGTTGGGCCTAGTCATATCAATAGGTTACATGCTCAATTGGATAGCTGTGGTGTCCATCACATTGTGCGTGGTGCCTGGTAGCACGGAGGTAGCATGGCCACGGGCCTGTTAGATAAGATGGAGCGTGTGAGATGCTGGATTGATGGGTTGATGATGGGAAGGGGAACAGGGTATAAAAGGCGATCAGACGGATTGCGAAACTGCATGGGTACTATATATGCCACCCACGCCCACGACCCCAAAAATCGACTTTTTCCAAGCAAATCCCAAAGCCACGGGGACCCGCTATCGCCCCCAAATTTTTTATAGAAAAAAGGGGGTGAAGCGATGGATAGCGAATGGCGAGGAACCGGGGTGCCTATTTTTGATGTAGGGGATACGCAGTCAAGGATGGAAACGGTAGAGGTTGTAAGAAGCCCAATAAAAGAATTGAAACTTAAATTCAACGGATATGTGTCTATTGGGTCAACGATATTTGACACTACACCTGACGCAGCAACGGATTCAGGGGAAATCGAAATCCCTACGGTGTGCCTTGATGGGGACTTTACGATTGAGGATTTGGAAGAGATTTTAATTCTGTTTAGGGAGTCAGATGACTGACATAGCCAGAGGATTTCACCACCGGATGTTAATTTGGGCGCTGCGTGTTCCCAAGATACAGATATATATTTTCAGCCGAACCAGGCTCAGCCTTTACGAGCGTCACACATCTCCGTCTATGCGATTATTTGGGGACTGGGGTGGGAGGTATGACGAGGGTCCTTGTGAATGGACTTTCCAGAATGGCGCGAAGATTCATCTCTGCGCTTCGCCTGAAGAGAAGGATGTTTATTGGTATGCGGGTAGCGAGATGGATTTACTGGCATTTGATGTTCCGGCTGAGTTCGAGGATTTCCAGTTTGATTATTTGAGGACTAGGGTGCGCATGACTACTGACATTGACATCTTACTCCAAAACCGTCTGCCTGGGATTATCCTTGGCAACGAGCCTGTAGGGAGATGGGTAGACGTTTTGGGTCTAGGCCATGACTGACATAGACTTTGGATACACGCCCCAGCCGAAGCAGGAGCAGCTTCACAAGAGTGTTGCGAACGAGGTGTTGTTTGGTGGCGCGGCGGGGCCGGGCAAGAGCTTTGCACTGCGGTTTGAAGCGTTGGTATGGGCCATGCGGATACCTGGTATCCAGGTTTACCTGTTTCGGAGAACGTACCCGGAATTAGAGAAGAATCATATTCTGCCGAGCAGGGAGATATACCCGAAGGGCCTGGGGGAATACAAGAGCGGGGACCGGCGTTGGCAGTTCAAGAACGGCAGCATGATTCACTTCTGTCACTGTCAACATGACTCGGATGTGTTCAATTATCAAGGGGCAGAGATAGATTTGCTTATTATCGATGAATTGACTACGTTCACGGAGTTTCAGTATGATTACTTGAGGGGTCGTGTCCGTTCGACGAGGGACATACCGCAAGAATACAAGCACAAGATACCCGGTATTATCTGCGCCAGCAACCCTGGTGGGGTAGGGCATCAATTTTGCAAAGAGAGGTGGGTGGACTTCATTGGTGGGGCTGGTGTGAAGAAAGCCGCCAAGCGCCAGGGTGGTATGCTGAGGGAGTACATTCCGGCCAAGCTGTCTGACAATAAGATTCTGGAGGAGCGCGATCCGGACTACATTCACCGGCTGGACGCCCTGCCGGAACCGTACAGAACGGCGTACATGGAGGGTGATTGGGACATCTTCATTGGCCAGGCGTTCTCATTTACCCGCATGCACCACGTTGTCAAGCCGCTGCCGATACCGGATTACGCGCCATTATACATGACATTTGACTGGGGGTACGGTGCGCCTTTTGCGCTGCTGTGGTTCTGGGTGGACGCGGACAACCGAATCTACGCCTTTGCGGAGGATTATGGGTGGAACGGGACGCCGAACCAGGGGCTACGGCTGACGGACAGCCAGATTGCGGAGCGGATTAAGCAGAAGGAAGAACGTATGGGGATATGGGGCCGGGACATTCGCAGGCTGGCGGGAAAGGACTCCTTTAGTAAGAAGCCGGATTACATGGGTGGTGGTCAGGGCCCCAGCACGGCGGAAGTGTTTTCCAACCACGGGATATACATTGCCCCTGGGGACCCGAGCAGGATTCTGAAGATTCGGCAGGTGCATGAAAGATTACGTTTGTTCGATGATATGGCGCCCATGCTTCAGGTTTACGATATTTGCGAACAGGTGATTAGGACCATACCTCTTTTGCAGGCTGACGATGCTAATCCGGAGGACATTGATTCCCATTCTGAGGATCACTGCCTCACGGGCGATACTTTGGTTGACACAGATATGGGGCAAGTCCCTATCCGCAATTTAGTTGGAACGTCTGGGAACCTACTTACCGCTGGTGGTTTTTTCACGGAATACCGGAATTGCAGGAGGACTCGCCGTAATGCTGAAATCCTAAAAATAACCTTCGATGATGGTAGGTCAGTGTCGTGTACGCCGGACCATAAATTTTTAATGAATAATGGCACTTGGGTCCAGGGAATGGACTTGACAAAGGATAGCCAAACGTGTATAAGCATACCTAACGGTAAATATTTATCTGGAGGTATGCCATGGAAGTCAACATTATCAGCAAAACAACCCAAGAGTTTAATGGGGTTCGATATTGGAGAGGAGGCCCATATTACGGACGCAAAGGGAAACGGCTTCATCGTGTTGTATGGGAATACCATAATGGGCCGATTCCAGATGGTTGGGCGGTACATCATATTGACCATGATAAACTCAACAACCAGATTGAAAACCTGGATATCCAAAACAGAAGAAAACACATGTCGTATCATTCAAAACTTCGGGACCATACCGCATGGCAGGAGGCTATGCGTAGAGGGGCCGCCAAGTGGCATGGCAGCCCTGAAGGCATTGAATGGCATAAGAAACACTATGAAGATTTCAAACATCTTTTGCATGATAAAACCCATGGGAATGTATGCGAGCGATGCGGGAAGGAATATCTCGGTGAAAAGCGCAGGAAGTATTGCTCTCTCGAATGCCAGAAAAAGGAACTTTACGAGCGAGATATGCGATCACAGAAACGGGAATGTGTCATTTGCGGGAAAGAATTCCTTACAAACGGAAGACAGAATCAACGGACTTGTTCACCGTCTTGCAGGAGTCACCTCACATGGCGAACTCGTAAGAAGCAGAATAAAAAGATTCGTCAAATTAGGAAATACGATAAAGTCTGTAAATGGTGCGGAAAAGAGTTTAAAGGCGTTAGCCATTCAAAATACTGCACTAGAAAATGTAAAAGAAAATACCTCTATGAGAGGGATAAGAATAAAAAGGATTGAGTCTGTCCAGAATCAAGATGTTTATTGCTTGAATGTTGACGCCACCCATGCCTTCTCGGTATGCGGTGGCGTTTTAGTTCACAATTGCTACGACTGCATAGCCTTAATGGCGATGGCCCGACCAATGAGCATGGACAACCCCATGAAGCGGAAGAGCGCTGTGGACAAACGGATTGATTCCCTGGTGAACCCGACCATTGCCGGGGACTTTGAGACCTACGCGGCGAAGGTGAGCGAGGAGGCCATGACGAACCTGGATGGTGGGATGGCGGACTTTGGTGTGGAGGAAGAGTACGAGGACTACGGGTATGGGGAGGATGGGGACATCAGCATGGACGATGGAACACTTGTGGAGGTGATTGGATGCTGAAAATAATAAAAGATACAAATGAGTTGAGGAGAGCGGCGAAGGCCGTGTATTTGGCCACAGATGAAAAAGTGGCGGATGATTTGTCTGATAAATTAAGCAGCGCCGCCAACATGATTGATGAATTACAAGATTTCGCAATATGGCTAACGGGCTGTGGCTATGATTTTTGTCAGCATGAATATTTTGTAAAAAAACGAGATGAATTGTTGAAGTGACATCGGGGCATAAAAATGACTGAAAAACTGATTTTCATGGGAATTGCTATACTGTGTGTTGTGATCGGGTATTTCATGGGTCTCAAGAGCGCCAGACCGGATGAGAAGCTGATTACCCGACATCGGGACCAGGGGTCTACGGACGAACCTGAAGGGGATATCTTCAATGACGCCATGATCCCCCCGGGGGATGACGAGAGGGTGGACACGCGATGATCCTACATTGCTGGTATTGCTCCCTTGGTGGGGAGAGGCTGTCAGAGGACTCTAAGGTGGCCACCGTGGACGAACAACGGCTACAGAGACCCGTTACCCCTGATATGTTCGGGCCGTTAAACGGAACCGGTGCCCCTTTCATGGAAGGGGTTGAATGGCGGTACATGAAACACATGGCCTGTGGAAAGTACCCGTGGCCCCAAGCTGCGGTTGTACCTGGTGACGGCCCGCTTAAAATCCTGACGGACAAGGGCTTTGTGGACGTTCCGGATAAATTTGAATGTGAGGTGTGCGGGTGGGTCGGCAAAACTGGCCCTGCGCTGAAGTGCCACATGACCCTAAAACATACGGAGGAACCAAATGGCTGAAGAAACCAACACCCTGAGCGGTGAATTAATCCCAACCCCAGGCGATGACATGGTGGGGTATAAGATATTCCAATTGCTTGACCACATCATGCAGGACAAAAACGAGCTGGGGCTTCCGGCCAAGTGGTCCCGGAACTATGAGTTATCCAGGAACAAACACTGGCGGTCCAGCACAGGCAAGGCGTCTCTTGTGTCCGCGAACCTGCTGTATGCCCACCGGCTACGGTCGGTGAACATGCTGACCGACAACAACCCGACGTTCAATATCACCCAACTGGGGGACCCGGAACAAACCGAATCGGACGTTTACGATAAGCTGCTACACGCGGCTGAACACTGGTGGCACGAACAGGAGCAGCAGCACGTTCTTGAGCGGTCGGTCACGAACGGTGAGACGTATGGCTGCACCATCGAGAAGATGCTGTTCAACCCTGATCTGGAGGCGCCCAGCGGAGAGGTGGAGACGGAAGTAATTGACCCGTTCCACTTTGGATTCTACCCGGTGAAATGCCAGGACTTGAGTAAGGCCGAGGCTGTATTCCATTATTGGCCAATGCCCGTTCGCGAAGCCCGTAGACGATGGCCGGAAGTAGCGGAGTTCATCCGTGCTGATGGTGAGATACTGAAAGAGCTGGGGGACGACCGCCGGGAAGTCATGGGCGGGAACGCCAGCCAACCGAAGGGGTACTTCTCCACTATTTCCAGTGTTGTCAAGAACATGCTGAACGTGGCCGGGGAGTCCGTCACCGAATCGGAAGAGACCCTTATTGTGGAGTGCTGGGTCAAAGACTACACGGTGGACGAAGAAGAAAACATGCTGTACCCCGGTGGTATCCGGGTGATTCAAGTCTGTTCCGGTGGGCACGTTGTTTTAAGCGACCGACCCAACCCGAACATCAACCCCGACCTGCCGCTGGACCAGGCACAGCACACCTACTTGTGGGACCGGTTCCCGTTTACCTTAACGCATTCCGTCACTGACACGGTGAACCGTTGGGGGCAGAGCGATTTTGAACAGTTGGAGAACCTACAGATTGAAGTCAATAAATCTCTCAGCCAAATTACGCTGTGGAAGGACAAAGCGTCCCGTCTCAAGATCATCAACCCGAAAGATTCCGGTGTAAACAACTCCGAACTAACTAATTATCCGGGTATTTTAAACCCCGTAAGCGGTATGGTAGCACAGGGTATTCGGTACATGGACCCTCCCACTCCACCTACTGATTTGGCCAATACTTTAAATATGTATAAGGAGCTATTCTTCCTGGTGGCCGGTACGTTTGACCTGGAGCAGGCCCAGACGCCCGGTAGGGATGTAATCGCCTACAAGGCCATTGCAGCCCTGATAGAGCGTGCTAACACCATGCTCAAGGGTAAGATAAGGAACTACTCCAAGATGATTCGTGAGCGCGGGCGTATGTACCTATCTCACGTCATGAACTGGTACACGGAAGAACGGTGGATCTCCTACGAAGACGAAGGGGAACAGATGACCACCGCCATCATGGGCCCTGACCTGATTATCCCGGCCAAGCTGTCCGTGGTGTCCGGAAGTACCATGCCCGTGAGCAAGGTCCAGATACGGGAAGAGGCGGTTGAGATGTTCAAGTTGCAGGCCATCGACATCCAAGAGCTTCTTAAAAGGATGGATTGGCCCGACCGCAAGAACGTGGTGAAACGTATGAACGCCGGTCCCATGGGTGTCTTGATTGAACGCATGGGGGAGCTTGGAACCCCGGAGGCTGTCTTGCAGGTTATGCAGGAACTAAGTCAGATGGATGAGAAGGAATTCAAGATCGCTCTCCATTACGAGGACCTGCCGTCATTCGGGGCCTTGCTGCAACAAGGCGAGACCGGTGAAGACCCCATGAAGCAGCTTGAGATGGGGGAAAAACAGATAAGCATCCAGAAGATTCAGGCAGAGATTCAGAAGATTCAACTGGAAGCGGCTTTGCTGGAAGCCAAGATAGCGACCGAGCAGGTGGACCAACAGGTGAAGCAGGCCGGCGTTAATTTCGACAGCGAGAACCTGAAAATCAAGAAAGCGGAGCTGGTGTCCCAGATGGGGCAGCAGGACCATTCCCAGAAGATGGATAAGGCTAACTTCGTAAGCCGCATGGCGGAGAAGACCAGTAAGGACGACATTGAGCGCAAGAAGGTGGATGTGTCTGAGAAAGCGGTCATGACCAAGAAAGCTGAGAGCAAGGGCACGCCGCCCTATCGAGAACGGGGCGCTAAATCAAATAATAAGAAGACGGGCACGGGGGGTAAGAAACACTGATGGGGAAAGCAACGAGGATAAAGAAAGAGAGAGAAGCGGCACAACCAAAGGTGATGGCAACTATAAGCATCAACATCTTGGACAACGGTGATGTTACCGTATCCGGTCCGATTCAGGACCCGATAATGGTAATGGACACATTCTCAAAGGCTTTTGCTGCGCTTACTCAGTTTTATGTGCAAAACAAGGGAGTAGAGCCCAAGCGGATTCTACAGCAAGTAAGGCCGTCAAGCCTTATCCTTCCAGGGGGGAATTAAAGTGCCGATTTATGAAATGGAGTGCGAAAGCGAAGACTGTGGTGTTGTGTTTGAGGCCATCGCCGGTTTTAAAGATGAGGTGGAGTGCCCCGTATGCGGGTTTTTTGCCAAACGTCTTATATCCGTACCAGGCGTGAACGTAGCCAACCAGGATGCTGCATGGATTCGTTCTATAACCGAAGTGGTGGACAAAGAAGGGGGCAGAGAAGCACAGGAGTTTCTGAAAAGCCCCACTCGCCACAACATGCACGAATGGATGAAGGCGGAAGGGATACGCCACTACGAGGAGGGGGAGCGCATGGCGCCCAAACAGACGGACACCAAAGCCATTGAGAGAGATGTGATGCGTCGATACACGGAGCGTACAGG